TGCAAGGGCATAACGTCTTGCATAGGTGATAGCACTACCTTGTTGTTGTGGGTTGTTTAAATCCTTCATACGAAGTACTTGTTCACTCTGCATCCACTCGCCTGATTCAGCGTGGTAAACAGTGGTAACCAATACGTCCTCATTAGGATGTTGAGTAACTAATAAACCACAATCTTGAAGGATAGGGTTAATGGTATCAAGGATAGATGTCAGGTCTGCATAGTTAGACTTGAAATGAGGATTTTTCGCGTTCTTTTTTACGCTACTAACCTTGCCTTGAAACTCAAATAAGGCTTTGGTTAGGTTTGTGAATTTGTCTGATGTTTTCATTTGTATATTGTTTTAGTATTGTTTTCTGAATTGATAATGATGTGAGTTGGTCTCTCACCATAATAGTAAATAAGGTCATTTAAAATGTCGTGCTTTGCTTCATCGTGCAAATAAGTAAATGCAATAATCGATGTGTTGTCAACCTTGATAACTGCATCCTCGTAATCATCTCCAAATATCTGATACGCTTTTCTTTGAATGTCAAATAAGTCAAAGTGCATAGTACAATATGCTAACTCAACAACTAATGTATCAGGTTCTTCATATAGAAAAAAATTACTTTGCATCTTCTACCTCCTTTAATGCGTGACGTAAAACAACAAGAGCCTTTTCTGAAACGATGCCCTCGCCTTTTAAATACTTTCTAACGGTAGGTTGACTGATGCCAGTTGCCTCCGATACCTTCTTGACCAAGCCGTGTTTACGGTTCAGCTTGATTCTCTTAATGATGTTTTCTATTTCCATACCACAAATATAAAATAAATTTGCGATATAAAAACAAATGTTTCTTAAATAATGTAAAAAAAATTATTGGAAAGCAGTCTCCGCTATGTAATTAGCAAGTCTTTCTGACAACTCTCTAACATTGTTGTCGGTTAAATTAGGACGTATAAATGGTCGTTCTTGTACACCTTTCTTTGCTATCTTGTTTGCAATAGCATTAGCAAGTGATTTCGTTGCCCCTATCCTATCTTTTGCATTGGAAATATACTTGCGTTGTATCTCCTCTTTATTTTGTATCCAATCGTAAATAGATTGCACTGGTGGTCGACCTCCTGCCTTCCTTCCGTATTCAACGTACTCCCAATAGTCAACCATATTAATAGTTAAAGTCACACCATCTTTGCGTAAGCGTTGTGATACATTATCGTCATCACCTGCACTCTGCATTAAGTTACTCGATGCAACACTACCATTTTTAAATAGTGTGTCAACCATCTTACGTTGCAAGTCATATGACCACTTACGAATGACCTCTTGAAATGACTGCTCCTTTACTGGCTCATAAGCATCAATAGTTTTTCCGAGCAATGCTTCATACACCTTGCTCTTTCTTCTATTTTGTTCCTCTATTGATACCTTAAAGAAATCAGCCATTCAATACTTGTTCAGCGTAATCGTAAAAGTCTTCAAGTCTATTCAACCATCCACGTCCAAAAGTAGCAAATGATTTAAGACCTTTTAAAAATTGCACTCGGTGGATATAGCAACCATCAAAAACGTATTGCTCTCCTTTGCTCTTTATAAGCCCATTTAAGGCACTCAAAGTCTTTTTCCCTATGATACCATCAACTGCTAATAAAAACCCCTCAGAACGCAAATAGTGTTGCAACTGACGTGCTGCACCACCTACCCCTGAACCCCAAGCAAAGTCAGCCCAAAATTCTGCAATGATATCTGAATCGATATCATCACCTTTAATGCCGTCCCAATAGATTCTATAAATGCTCAACCAATCTTCATCTGTCATAGCATAGAACCTTTTGATTGATTCTTCTGAATTTCCGTGTACACTTCTCCAGGCTGCCCAAGTTATTCCTTTGTTGGTGTGGTAACCGCTTCCATCAGGAACGCAATTGATAGCAGCTGAATCTAACTTGTGCTTTGAAAGTCCACCTTCCCACTTGAGGATATAGTCTAAATTACAATGATTTATGTTGCCCATTTTTTTCGATTTCTTTGATAAGTCTATTGATATACCATTTTGCTTTTTGGAGGTCTTCCACTCCATTTTTGCGATTGTAACGAATAACGTACTTAAGAGCATTGCCCTGACAATAACCTTTAAATGCTTCATAACTCATACTTGCTTTAATTGAATCTATTGCCTCAACTTCTCCTTGATAATGAGGCGGATTGTTTACTATATCCATAGTTTTCTAAACTCTTCTAACGGCAAATCTATTAAAAAATTCTGATTACCCAATAAGTAAACGTGAGTCATTTCATAAAATTCAGAGCATCCAACTACCTTATCAAGGTCAAGATAGCCGTCTACAACTACTTCAATTTCACTCTCGTTTGTTTCTAAACCTATTTGTTTATATATCGGGTCAACCTGATTTTCGGTAAATACAAATGGAACAAATATTTTCATCGTGTCTTGTATGTGAAAGCGTTAACGTTTAATGACTCATTGCCATCTTTATATATTCTTTCTGGATGCAACTCTAACCAACGTCCTCCTAATGGTTTGGGACTTGCCCCTCTCTCAACGTGCCATCCACCTTTACCATCGTTGTACTCTTCCTTGTACGTTGCCGTTCTTACCATTAGTATATTTTTTAGATGAACTTTGTTATTAGAAGATAACCTTTCAACTGTGTAGGTCAACTCGTGGTCTTCGTGAACGTGTCCCATCCATACCATATCTGCACCCTCTACCATTGTTGACATACGATTGAACTGTATTGTTCCCTTCGTAACTGGTCCACCTCCACCACTGCCGTGAAAATATTTGATTTTAAAAGTTGTCCTACCTTGTCCGTTGTCTCTTTGAAAGCCGTATACTATCCATCCACCATAACCACCGACTTCTACTTGTGTGTCATTGGTTGAATTAAGCCCATAGACAAAGCGTTCAATTACATCTGTCTCTTGTCTTTTTAGTATGTTCGTTTCGTGGTTACCATAACCTACAACCTTAATTAAATGAGCATAAGGGGAGAACCATTGTACTGCATCATTAACTACTGCGTCAAGGTAGTTTGACTTGTTGTGTTCTGGTCTTATATCTGCTTTGTTCTTGCGTGGGTCATAAGCACCCTGCATTAAGCAGAATGTATCACCATTAAGCAATACGTCTGCTCCGATTTCTTTGGCTTGGTCAAGGTGACGTTTAAGGAGGTCACGGTCACACTTGGGATTGTCCCAATGTATATCGGACAAGAGTAGTACCTTTTTGGGTTGCCAGTTGTTTCTGAAGATGTGTACATTTGTTTTCATAGTATTAAAGCCAACACAAGCAAAGCACTTGCGAAAGCTGATATTGTTTGATATCTATATTTAGCCACTTTTTCCTTATTAGTGGCAATAATTAGTTGTTGAATTATGCTATCCTGACGGTGTATTGTTAACGAGTCATTGTGTGCTAATTTAACATACAACTCTTGCTTTTGTCTGCATTCGTGCAACTCAATTAACCTCTCGTTTATCTCCCTTATCGTAGAATCGGAGAATTGAGAGCAAAGCCTCTGTGGTGTTAGGGCTGCTAATACTATCAGCGTAGATGTTGTAAATACTATCAATCTCTTTGTCAACTGCATAGATTTCTCTTATGATAATAACCCTACTCGTATCAGGTTGGTATGTCACAATAGGACTCGAGGTATGCCGTGTCGATAGTAAAATCGATAACGTGACCAGCCACAACGTCAGTACGACTATCGTAAAAGGGTTCAGCATTTCCGCTAACTTGGATTTCAAAGTCTGCATCTGTTCGTTTTAAAAGGGTTACAATGTCTATAATTATACCTGCCGTGTCCGATAAAACTTCAATGGTGTTAGAACTACTCTCAAAGGTTCTGTCCATTACCATCAAAGCGAATTGGTACGACACTAATCTTGTATCAGTGTTAAAGGTAAAGCCATTAGGAACTAACCAAACAATCGGATAGTATTTAACATCGTCAACGGCAAAGTCAAAGTCAGCTCCTACTGCGAACTTTCCCACCATTTTGTGAGACTCCGCTTTTGTTTGTATTGTTTTGATTATTTGATTTAGAGTCATAATTCTTTAATTTGGCTTCGTTCTTTAGCCTCCATTTATTTTTCGTAGTCATCTGGGAAGTCATAGTTATAGAAACAATCGTCATCAGTACCTGGCAAGTACATACCTCCAAAGAAA